AGAGATCTTGGATACAAGAATGGAGCCTACCAATGATTGAAACTGTAGTAGCTCTTCTTATGATTGTAAACAACGAAATTAAAGAACATAGAATACAAACTGAGGGTATGGCACAATGTTTACGTGGTAAGCGTCAAGCTGAAAGACAATATTCAGAGGGTGTTGTTTATTCTTGCATAAAGTCTAAGGCTGAATTAGAAAAAAATATAGATGGATCTTTGTCAATAAAAAAGCTAATATTGGAGTAATGTTAATTACACCTATTTTTGCTTCAGGTATATCTGTTCATCATTTAGATTACGATAACAATTCTGAAATAGTTAAATACATAAAAAGTAATAAAAATCAACGTAACAATTTATATGAGATTATCTCCAATCCAATTTTTAAAAAATTAAATAATGCTGTAAAACAAAAAATGAATGAACATTTTCATGAAATTTATAATAAAAGATTTAACATTAAATTAGATCAAGCTTGGGGTAATTATGGTGATAATGGAATAATTACAATGCCTCACACACATACAACAAGCTTTTTATCTGCTGTTTATTACCCTTATGCTGAAGATGGTTTTCTTACATTTATAAACCCTACTGTAAGTTTATTAGCTGGTCAAAGCAGAGAAATGATTGATAATCATAATATTTATTGTAGTGAAATTTATAGCCAACCATCAATAACAGGTTCTTTAATAATCTTTAATTCTATGCTAATGCATTATGTAAGATGTGAAAAAAACACAGAGAGGTGTTCTTTAGCTTATAATGGTATAATAGATATAAATAAAAATAAAAAAAATAATGAATTTAAGTAGAAACTTTAGTCTTCAGGAATTAATTAAATCTGATACTGCAATACGTAAAGGTATTGATAATAATCCTAATGCGGATCAAATAGAAAAATTAAAATTACTTTGTGAAAATGTTCTCCAACCTGTACGTGACCATTTTGGCAGGGTCAAGGTGACAAGCGGTTTTCGTAGCCCTGAGTTATGTGTTGCAATAGGTAGCTCTATTAACTCACAGCATGCCAAAGCCGAGGCTGCAGACTTTGAAGTGATGGGCGTAGACAACGCTGAAGTTGCAGATTGGATTTATAAAAACATTAGAACAGATCAATTAATTTTGGAATTCTACACTCCAGGTGAGCCTAACAGTGGGTGGATACATGCAAGTTGGGTTGAATTCAATCCAAGATGCCAATATATGAGAGCATATAGAGAAGATAAAAAAACTAAATATAAACCAATTACAGGAAAGGCAGTTGATTTGGTATGACAATAAGTAGATCACAAATGACACAACAAGTTGATGGCAAATTACGAGGTGCCAGAGATGAAAAGAAAAAAGAAAAAAAGAAACTTCAAGTTAAAAAACCCAATAAAAAGAATCCTCTCTCTAGGACATTTACTGTTTAGACCAAGAGTGGTACAATCTAAGAAGTTGTACAACCGAAAGAGGCTTAAACACTATGACTAAACTATGTGCTAGAGGCAAAGCGGCCGCTAAAAGAAAATTTAAGGTATATCCCAGTGCATACGCGAACGCATATGCTAGTAAGATTTGTGCGGGTAAAATAAAAGATCCGTCAGGCACAAAGAGAAAAGATTGGGGACCTAAAAAAGCATATCAAGGAAAATTTATAAAACACGACTCAGCTGACATCAAATTATCAAATCCAAGTTCAGTAAATTATTACGGTGACTTATTAAAATGAGTGAACGAGGCTCATGTTGGGAAGGATATGTTCAAAAGGGCATGAAGAAAAAAGGGGATCGTATGGTTCCTAATTGTGTACCCAAAGGAATGAAATCAGGTGGTTTAAAAAAATGGTTTTCAGAAAAATGGGTAGATATCGGTTCTAAAAAACCAGGAGGAGGATACAAAGAATGTGGAAGAAAATCTGCAAGTGGATCAAAAAGAAAGTACCCCAAATGCGTGCCTGCTGCAAAAGCAGCCCGAATGACAGAATCAGAAAAGCGTTCTGCTGTTGCGAGAAAAAGAAGTAAAGCACAAGGAGTAGGCGGTAAACCTACAAATGTTAAGACATTTGCATCTAAAGGTGCATTTACTAAATTATATTACGGTGGTATGATAGATTTATAATGGATGAAGCAACTGAATATAAAGCTTATTTAAAAGCATTAAAGAAAGCAACGGATTCTGTCAAAGAAGACAAACAGGATAAAGCTGCAAAAGCAGTGGCTAAAATGAAAGTAACAAATTTCTCTTGCGGTGGTATGGGTATCGCTGTTAAGGGAGGAAAATTTAAAGGAGTTATGTAATGGGAAGTATGACAAAAGATAAACTTGCAGAGCAAGTAAGAAAATTAAAAATGGAAAAAAATCCAAAAGGTGCAAGAAGAATTTCGGACGATATAAGAAAAAATTCTAAAATGTCTGGTGGTATGGCAATGGGTGGTGGAAAGAAAAACTACAAAATGTCAGGAATGATGAAAGCTAAGACAGGTAAATTAGTTGGTAAGCAAAAAAATCTACCTAAGCATTTACAAGAAAAAATATTAGCGTAAGGATGAAATGGCTAGTTCAGGAACTACAAGTTTTAATCCATCAATTGATGAGGTCATTGAAGAAGCTTACGAAAGATGTGGCGTAAGAACTAATTCTGGTAATGATATTAGATCAGCCAGAAGAAGTTTAAACTTACTTTTTTCTGAATGGGGCAACAGAGGAATTAACCTTTGGAAAGTAAAATCAAAAACTGAAACTTTAGTTAATGGAACTGCCACTTACACAACTCCAAGTGATTGTAATGATGTTTTAGAAGCTGTTGTAACTACAACAGGAAGCACGCAGCAAACATTAACCAAAATATCAAGATCAGAATATATTGCAATTCCAAATAAAACTGAAACAGGGACACCCTCTCAATATTACGTAGATAGGCAATTGAGCCCAACAATTAGTTTATACTTAGCACCTGATACAAGTGCAGTGACAAATATATTCTACTACTATCTTGCAAGAATTGAAGATGTAGGTGCGTATACAAATACAGCAGACATGCCTTTTAGATTTTTTCCGTGCATGGTATCTGGATTAGCATTTTATTTATCTCAAAAAATTGCACCTGATAGAATTCAAGCATTAAAATTATTATATGAAGATGAATTAAAAAGAGCATTAGAAGAAGATGGACAACGAACATCTGTTTACATTTCACCTAATGTTTATTACCCACAGGGATAATTATGGCATACGCAAAAGGTAAATACGCGAAGTCTATATCCGACCGTTCTGGTCAGGAATTCCCATATAGAGAAATGGTAAAAGAATGGAATGGTTCTTTAGTTCATATTTCAGAATTTGAAAAAAAACACCCACAGCTTGATCCTAAATACCACAGAGCAGATCCTGTAGCACTATATAATGCTAGAATACAAAGACCTGCACCTGTAACAGTCTACTTAGATCCACAATATTGGCCAGGTCAATTTACATCTAATGGTATGCAACCATCTGAAGATCCGTTAGAAGAAAATAAAAAAAGACAGGCACGGGTTAGTGTAGGATCCGTTTCAATAGCCTTTCCAACACAAACAGCACCTGCAACAGGAGCTAATTCGACAACTAGCGTGGGGAGTGTTACAATAACAACATAATATGACATACGCAGAATTATTACAAAAGGTTAGGGATTACACTGAAGTTGGATCTTCAGTTCTATCTGATTCTATTATAGGAGGTATGATTAGAGATGCTGAGAATCGTATTTTTAGAGAGGTAGATGCTGATTACACAAGAGAATATGCAACAGCAAACTTACAAACAAATTCTCCTTATCTTGATTTACCTAATTCGCCTGTAACTACATCAACAAGAACTTCTATTATTGTTAGATCAATTTTAGTATTTGATTCGACTCAAACACCTACAACAAAAGAGTACTTAGAGAAAAGAGACACAAGTTTTATCTTTGAATTTAACTCTACAGGATCTACTGGAGTTCCTAAATATTATGCAAATTGGAAAGAGACGACATTAATTATGGCACCAGCTCCGTCTACTAATTTCAAGGTTCAGTTAAGCTATATTTATTCACCTGAAGCATTAACTGCAACTAATACAGAGACATATTTATCTAAAAATGCACCTGATCTATTATTTAATGCAGTCATGGTACAGGCATATGAGTTTTTAAAAGGACCTATGGATATGTACAAAATCTACTCAGACAAGTATAATGTATCTGTACAAAGTTTTGCGTTAGAGCAAATGGGCAGAAGACGTAGAGACGAGTATACGGATGGAGTGCCAAGAGTTAAAATTCCTTCGCCTTCACCAAATAATTAGAAATTTAAATAAGGAGAAATAACATGGCAATCACACAAGCAGTAGCCAACAGTTTCAAAAAAGAAATTCTTGAAGGAGTTCATGATTTAGAAAATGGTGGCGACGTTATTAAATTAGCACTTTACACATCACAAGCAACTTTAAGTGCAGCAACAACTTCATACACTACAGGTAACGAAGTAGCTGCCTCTGGACAATACGCAGCAAAAGGCGGTACGTTACAAAGTCAACAAACTTCATTGGCAACAGGCGGAGTAGCTATCGTAGACTTTGCTGATTTATCTTTCACAGGTGTTACACTAACTGCAAGAGGTGCATTAATTTACAATTCAACTGAAGCAAACAAAGCAATATGTGCTTTAGACTTTGGCTCTGATAAAACTGCAACTTCTGGAACTTTTACAATTCAGTTTCCTGCATTTACCTCTTCAGCAGCAATTTTAAGAATAGCTTAATAAGCGAGGAGATTATGAATGGCCACATGGGGTTCACAGACCTGGGGATTTGCTAAGTGGGGAAATCTTGGTGACGAGACAGTAACACTTACTGGCCATTCATTAAACATATCAGAAGGAAATGTAACTGCTTCACAAGTTCCTGGATGGGGAACACAAACTTGGGGTGCAGGTGAATGGGGTGATTTAAAATCACCTGAAGCATTTCCTAGTGGTATAGCAATTGCATCATCAGTTACAAGTGTCGTTTCATTTACTGATGTTACTGTAGAACCAACGGGATTATCGTTTGGACCGATTACTATAGGTGCTTATGTACCTGGAATTTCTATCGAAGCTAGTCCATCAGGAATTGAATTAAGCTCTATTGTTAACTCAGCTTTTGGAGGTGAATTAGTTACTGTTGAAGTAACATCAGCATCTAACGAAGCTTGGGGTGAAAACCCATGGGGTGTTGGAGCTTGGGGTGTAGGTGACGGTCAAACAGTTTCGATTGGAGATACATCAGTTGCAATTGGGCAACAAGTAGATGTTACAGGAATTCAATTAGGACCAATAGCTATCGGCGATTATCTTCCTGGTATATCAATTACTGCTGAACCAACTTCTACATCTGCAACGGGATCATTAGGAACTCTATCATTTGAATCAAAATATTTAATTGGCAGCGCACAGGCAGACACTGCAACTGGAACAGCTTTAGGATTAGCAAACGCTAATGTTGACGTTACTGGAACACAAATTTCGGGTGCTACAGGACAATTAGAATATGAAGTAATTTATTCTTTCACTGGTGTTCAAGCATCAATAGCTGATGGTTTTGCATTTGGTGGTGAACTTGTAACAGTACAAGTAAGCACAGCATCAGCTCAGCCTTGGGGCGAAACTGCATGGGGAGATGGACAATGGGGTCAGTCAGTAGGTACTGACATATCACAAGGAGGTGAGGAAGTAGCCGTACCTTCAGTTGAAGTAGATGTTACAGGTCAACAATTATCTTCTAGTACAGGTAATGAAAACGTAACTGGAGATGCTAATTTAACACTAACAGGAATTGCTTTAGATATCCAACAAGGTGATGAAGATGCGTTTACAAATGTTAGAATTAACGTTACAGGTCAACAATTAGGTCCAATTATTATTGGTGATTACTTAGCAGGAATTAGTGCCGAGGCTCCAGTGACAAGCGTGACAGCTACTGTTTCGAGTGGTATAATGAGCGTAAATGCATGGGAACTAGTTGATCCTGGTACAGCTCCAACTTGGACGGTAGTTGACAAGGCAGCTTAATACAAATAAAATTATAATACTTAATAAAGGATAAAAATTATGGCATCAAGTTATTCAACAGATTTAAAACTAGAGCTGATGGTCACAGGGGAAAACTCTGGAACATGGGGCGATAAAACAAATACAAACTTAAACTTAGTTCAACAAGCCATCGCAGGATTTGAATCAATAGATGTTGCATCAGCAGATGTAACTCTTGCAATGACTGATGGAACAATTTCCAATGCTAGAAATGCTGTTTTAAAATTAACAGGGACTTTAGCAGGAACAAGAGTGGTTAACGTACCAGACGGAATAGAAAAAACTTATATTGTTCAAGATAGCACAACAAGATCTGGAAACACTTTAACTTTCAAAACTGTAAGTGGTACAGGTGTTACAATTGTTGCAGGTAAAACTCACGTTATTTACGTTGATGGCACAAATGCAGTTGATGTATTTTTCTTAAAAGATATTGTAGAAGATACTACACCACAGCTTGGTGGGGATTTAGACACTAATGACAACAACATTATCATTGATGATGCTCACGGAATCAACGACGAAAACGGAAATGAACAAATTATATTTCAAACAACTGCTTCTGCAGTAAACCAATTTGATGTCACAAACGCAGCAACAGGTAATGCACCTAACCTATCTGCAACAGGTGGTGATTCAAATATCGATCTAAATTTAACTCCAAAAGGAATTGGAAGAGCGACATTCAATGGTCAAGGTAAAATTCAAAGTGTAGCTGAAAAAGTAACTTCTGAAGCAACTGCAGCTACAGGTACTATAAACTATGATGTTTTAACTCAAGCTGTTTGGAATTTTACATCTGATGCTTCTGCTAACTGGACATTGAATATCAGAGGCGACGGTTCAAATTCTTTAAATAGCATTATGGATACAGGAGAATCTATAACTATTGCACATATTGTTAAAAACGGCGGATCAGCTTATTACAATTCAGCTGTACAAATAGATGGATCAGGTGTTACACCTGAGTGGCAAGGAGGTGAAGCACCTTCTGAGGGAAATGCTAACTCACTTGACACTTATTCATATACCGTTATAAAAACAGGAGATGCTGCATTTACAGTGTTAGCATCACAAACACAATTTGCATAAGGAGATTGAATGCCTTTATTAGGTACAAGAGGTGGAGGATCAACTAGAGGATTTGGAACTTTTGGTGGAGCTGAAACTTTTATAATCGCAACAGGCGGAACAATTACAACATCTGGAGATTTTAAAATTCACAGATTTACAGGTCCAGGCACTTTTAGTGTTTCTCAAATAGCAAGTGATGCTGCAAACAACGAAGTTTCTTACACTATCGTTGGAGGTGGTGGCGGAAGCGGAAGCGCACAAAACCCAGGTAACTGGGAAAATGGTGCTGGAGGTGGAGCTGGTGGCTATAGAGAAAGACGTGCCGCTAACGATACTTTTTCTGTTTCACCTCGAAATGGAGCAACACCTGTTACTGTTACAGCTACAAGTTATCCTATTGGTATTGGCTCAGGCGGATCTGGAGCTAGTGCGCCTCCTGGACAAGGCGGTAATGGAGGAAACAGTACTGCGTTATCTCAAACAGGTAACGGTGGTGGCGGAGGCGGAGGAGCTTTCGGTCAACACACAGGTCACCCTGGCGGAAGCGGCGGTGGTGGCGGAGGAAACGGACACGGTGGTGGTAGTGGAAACACTCCATCTCAAAGTCCCCCTCAAGGTACAAACGGTGGAAGCGGTCAATCTGGCGGTGGCGGTGGATCAACAGCTGGAGGAGGCGGCGGAGCCGTAAATTCTGGTAACACTGGAGGCGGCGGTGGCGGAGCTACCAATTCGATCACAGGAAGTGGTGTAGGTCGAGCTGGAGGCGGAGCTGGAGCCCCTAACGGCAACCCTGGAGGCAGTGGCGGCGGAGGAGTAGGATCCAACGGTTCAGCCAACACTGGCGGTGGCGCTGGAGGAAAAGCAACTGGAGGCGGTCAAACAGGCGGTTCAGGTGTAGTAATAATAAGGTATAAATTTCAATAATATGGCACACTTTGCAAAAATAAATGATGACAACGAAGTAATTAACGTTTTAACAGTTAATGACGCTGATGTTTTAAATGATCAAAATGTAGAAACTGAATCAGTAGGACAAACTTATTTGGAAACACATAATAATTGGCCTGCAAATAAATGGATTCAATGTTCTTATAATACCTTTAAAAATACTCACAGAGAAGGTGGAACACCTTTTAGAGGTAACTTTCCATCTGTCGGGTTCACTTGGGATTCCACAAATAATATATTTTGGGAACCAAAACCTTTTAGTTCATGGGTTAAACATAATGATTCTGCTACATGGAAATCTCCGATTGGAGATGCACCTGCATTAACAACTGAAGAAGAGGAAGCAGGTAAATACTACCTTTGGAACGAAACTGACCAATCTTGGGATTTGACTACACCATAGTTTATTGACTTTTAATTCTTGCAGTGTATCTTGTGTTTCATGCACAAAATAAAACTTACCGAACAAGCTATTTATCACGGTGATGTGAAAATGCCAGAAGGATGGCACATTAATTCAGAAGAACTTACTGCAGATATATTAGAATCTAAACTTAAAAATAAACCACAAAAGTTTTCTAAAAATTGGGATAGATTAAATACGTATATAATCGAACATACGATGTTGAGACATAGTTTTCCTATTTGTAAAAAAGAAACCTGGGGTAATGTTTATGAGCAAAATGAAAATACTCCTCCTATATTAGAAGTAAATTTAATGGATTTAAATTCATCTCCAGATTATGTGTGTCTTTACGGAGTTAATGTTGAAGATTGTATAGTAAACATTGCCTATGATGACAACAGATTTAAAAACAAAGTTTGGACGATCCCTTTAAAAAATAATAAATTTGTAATGTTTCCAGCGACTAATTTATACAATATTGAAAACAATCAAAAAAATAATAAATTAAATTTTGTACAAGTAATTACATATATTGTTACATAGTTTATGCGAATTTTAGCATTTAACACTACTCATGACAGTTCTGTTTGTTGTCTAAATAACGGTAAAATAGAATTCTTTTGTAAAGAGGAAAGACTTACGAGAGTAAAAAGAGATAGAAATCCTTTTAAATCATTACAACTTTTTCAATCTCAAAATAAAAGAAAAATAGATCACATACTTTTTTGTACACCTTCAAATAGAGGTGGGGATATGGAATTTTTTTATTTCGAATATATAAAAAAATTATTTAATATGGAGATGGAAAATTTTTCATCTTTGACACATCACTTGTGCCATGCTTCATCTGCTTTTTATAACAGTGGATTTAAAGAAGCTTTGTCAATTGTAATAGATAGAAACGGTTCAATTGTTTTCGAAAACTCTACAGATTCATGTAGAGAAGCTGAGAGTGTTTTTGTTTTTAATTACCCAAGTGATATTAAAATTTTATATAAATCTTTTTGGACAAATAATTTTTTAGGAATAGATAAACATACACTTTTGAATCATACTAAAGCTATTTATCCAGACACTGAAATAAATATAGACAATGAATACTCCATTACCAAAGTATACGAAGCAGCAACAACTCTAATAGGCCAAAACATTTTAGAAAATGGTAAGACAATGGGGTTATCTGCTTATGGTATAAATAAAAACTATGAGCCTTTGTTTTTAAAAGGTAATCCAATTACTAATTATTTTAATCACAAATTTCTAGATAATGATAATGTTGTTACTTTTAACGGATTGGAAGATAAAATTACAAAAGACTTATCCGAAGATAACTTTCAACTTTATGCAGACAAAGCAAAACATGTTCAGTTAGAAACTCAAAAACAATCTCTTGAGATGATAAAAAAGTATGTCGAAGAAACTCAAATAAATAACGTATGTGTATCTGGTGGATATGGTCTAAATGTAGTAGCTAACAACTACTATAAAAAAAATCTTCCAAATATTAATTTTTATTTTGAACCGTTGTCAGATGATACTGGAATATCAATTGGTGCAGCTTATTTAAAATATAGGGATATTACTCAAGACAAAGTTGTAAAAAAACCAAAAGATAATTTTTACCATTACTATAAACCAACAGCTTTAAATAAAGGAGTAACTCATTCTATAAAGGATGTATCACAACTATTGATTAACAAAAAAAGCGTAGGAATTTTTTATAAATCTCCTGAAGCAGGACCACGAGCTTTAGGAAATCGTTCTATTTTATTTGATGCAAGAAATAAAAATTCTAAAAAACTAATTAATAAAATAAAACAAAGGGAATGGTACAGACCTTTTGCAGGAGTAATTTTACAAGAATACTTTAAAGATTATTTTGAAACTTTGGGCTTAACAAAATCTGAAGACATGACTATCAACTTCGATTGTAAACAAATAACTAAAAAATTAGTTCCAGGAATAGTCCATGTGGATGGTACCTGTAGAGTTCAAACAGTAGACTCTGGTTTTTTGTATGATCTATTAAAGGTATTTTATAAACAAACAGGATGTCCTATTTTGTTAAATACCAGTCTTAATCTTGCTGGAGAACCCTTAGTTCAAACAAAAGATGAAGCTTTTTCATTGTTTAAAAACAGTAAATTAGATACAATGTATTTTGTTGACGAAAGAAAATTGATAAGCAAATGAATCTTTTAAACTCTTATTGGTATTTTGAAAAAGCACTTACACCTAGATTTTGTGATGACGTCATAGAATATGCATTGCAAAAAAAAGAAACAATGGGTGTGACAGGTGAGTATGAAAAACAAGAATTAAATGAGGACAAACTTAAAAAGCTTAAACAAATAAGAAACTCAGATTTAGTTTGGTTAGATGATACTTGGATTTATAAAGAAATAAAACCATATGTCACTATTGCAAATGAAAGAGCTGGTTGGAATTTTCAATGGGATCATTCAGAACAAATACAATTTACCAAGTATAAATTAAATCAATTTTATGATTGGCATTGTGATAGTTGGGATAAACCATATGATAGACCTAGTACAATAGATCACAATAAAATTAGAAAACTATCTGTTACTTGTCAATTAACTGATGGTTCAGAGTATACAGGTGGAGAACTAGAATTTGATTTTAGAAATAAAAACCCCAATGAAAAAACAATATATCAGTGTAAAGAGATATTATCTAAAGGATCTATTATTGTATTTCCTTCTTTTGTATGGCATAGAGTAAAACCAGTTACATCTGGAACAAGATATTCACTTGTAATTTGGAATTTAGGAGACATGTTTAAATGAAAATACTTATTGTTGGTGGTGGTAGTGCAGGTTGGATGACAGCTGCGACACTTGAATCACAATTTCCTAAACATAAAATATCTCTTATTGAATCAAAAAATATCAAAACTGTAGGAGTTGGTGAAAGCACATTAGGTCAAATAAAAAATTGGACAAAACTTTTAAATATAAATGACGATACTTTTTTAAAAGCAGTAGACGGATCGTATAAACTCTCTATAAAATTTACAGATTTTTATAAAAAAGGTGAGGCTTTTCATTACCCTTTCGGAAGTCCTGAAGTACAAGATAACAGAGCTTCTTTTAATGACTGGTGGTTTAAGAAATTATTAAATAATAAAACACCTAATTCTAATTATGCTGATTCTATTTATCCTACACAAATGGCTTATGTGAATCAGAATAAATTCAATCCTAATTTAGAATATGCGTATCATTTCGATGCTACAAAGTTTGGTTTATGGTTAAGGGATAAATATTGTAAAAAGGTAAAACATATTTTAGATGATATAAAAACTATTGAAACAGATAAAAATGGAATAAAGTCTTTAAACAAAAAATACAAAGCTGACTTATATATTGATTGTACAGGTTTTAAATCTTTACTTTTAGGTCAGACTATGAAAGAGCCTTTTGATTCCTACTCAGATATGTTACCTAACGATTCTGCTTGGGCTACAAGAATACCTTATAAAAATAAAAAGAAAGAACTTGTTCCATATACTAATTGCACAGCTATCGAAAATGGTTGGGTATGGAATATACCTTTATGGTCAAGAGTAGGTACAGGTTATGTATATTCAAGCAAGTTTGTTGATGACGATACAGCTCTTAAACAATTTAAAAAACATTTAAAAAGAGAAGATTTAGAGTTTAAAAAAATAAATATGCGGGTAGGTTTACATAATAGACTATGGGTAAAGAATGTTGTTGGTATTGGTTTGTCAGCTGGTTTCATAGAACCTTTAGAAAGCAATGGTTTATTTTCAGTACATGAATTCTTAATAAAACTTGTTAGAAATTTGCAAAGAGAAAAAGTTTCTCAATGGGATAGGGATAATTTCAATTATGCATGTAAAGGAATATTTAGAACATTTGCAGAATTTGTTGCTTTACATTATGCGCTTTCTCACAGAACTGATACAGAATATTGGAAGAACTGTATGAACAAAACATGGTCAGAAGACCTTATAAATTTAAAACAATCTCATATATATGGATTTCAAAAAGCTGCACAAGATAGAAATATAAGTTACCACCATAATTTAGAGGGTGGTCTACACTGTATAGCAGCGGGTATGAATTGGGCACCAACAGATAAACCCTCTCTAATTATACATAATCAATGGAACGAGGGTGTATTACAAGAAATGGTAAATAATCTTGATTTTAGGACAAAAGAAATTATACAAAGCGTAAAAAGAGAAACAACTCTATACGATTATTTGAAGGATAATTTTTATAAATGAAAACAACTGTACTAAATAATATTGTTTCAGAAAATGAATTGTATTTCATGTACAATCAAATTATTAATAACCCTAGTTGGAGACTTAACGGAGAGGCAACTTCACAGAGAGGTTTTCTTACAGGTCCAACTTTTCCAGTAAAAGTCGATAATCAGATTGAACATTACCCTTTTTATGTATGGGGACAAACTTTAGTTTACAGGATAGCTAAACTGCTCGAAGCAAAAAAGATTGGTATTCCAACGGATGTGGCAAGAATGTGGTTTAATGCAACTTACAGTGGGAAGAAAACTCAACATTGGTTACATGCAGACGACAAACAAAATTTTACAACAAGATCTATTTTATTATTTATGACTCCTGTTTGGCAACCTGACTGGAGGGGGTCTTTTTATGTAGATGGTAAAGAATATAAATATAAACCTGGAAGTGCTGTAATTTACGATTCTAAAGAGTTTCATTGTGGTGAATCATCTGAATCAGAAAAATATAACTGGTTAAGAATCGCTTGTAATATATTGGTAAGATAATGGACAAAATAATAATACAAGATAATTTTTTAAGTAAAAAAGAATGTGATAACTTAATTAAGTTTTACAATTCTAAACCTAATCAAGTAAGTTACAAAACAACTTTTCCCTTAAACTTATTTGTAAATGATCATAAGTCATTAGTAAAAAAAATAAATAACTATGGAAAGAGTATTAACAATTCTGTAATTGACTGGTTTCAAATTGTAAAATGGCCTTTTCCAAATGATGGTATGGAAATGCATTTTGATGATGCTTCTGCCATTACTTCTCTAAGTGCAATTGTATATTTAAATGATGATTATATGGGTGGCTATACATATTTTGAAGATAAAACTCATGTAGCAGCAGTCAAAGGAAGAGCAATATTTTTTGATGGAAAAAAATATAAACATGGTGTTTCTATGATAGATAACAATGAGAGATACACATTAGCAGTTTGGTTAAAAAAAGATAAATGAAGAAATATAAACTTCCTAAAAATACTTTTATAGGAGGTTGGTTTATACCTGAAAAAGCATGTGATGGATTAATATCTTATTACAACAAGAACAGTAGAGGTATCAAACCAGGCGAGATTAAAGAGAGCACTGTTGATAAAAAAATTAAAGATTCATTTGATCTACATATTACCTCTGAAAATATGGATGATGAGGTTTTACAATATAGAAAATATTTACAAATTGTTTTAGAAAATTATATGAAGGTATATCCAGAGGTAGACACGTATTCTCATTTTAATGTACATTCTTTTAATATACAAAAATATAAATCTAATGGTGGTTTTAAAGTATGGCATTTCGAAAGATCCTCTCCATCTTTCGCAAATAGAGTTTTGGTTTTTATGACTTATTTAAATACTATTAAAAATGGTGGTACTTATTTTAAGTATCAAAAAAAGAAAATACCTGCAATAAAAGGATTGACTTTAATTTGGCCAACAGATTTTACACATACACATAAAGGTGTTATTACAAGTAAAGAAAAAATGATAGCAACAGGTTGGTTTTCATTACTATGAGTTTTAAAAAAAAGAAATATATAGTTATACGAAAAGTAATAACAAAAGATTTAGCTGCTTTTCTAGCTAACTATTTTTGTATAAAAAAACAAGTTTACGATACGTTTCAAAAATGCAGATACATTTCCCCTTTTGAAAGAGCCTATGGATATTATGAAACTGAAAACGAACAAGTAGCAAATACCTATTCGCATTACTCTGATGTTGCGATGGAAACTCTTTTATTAAAATGTCACCCAAAAATGGAAGAAGTAACAAAGTTAAAATTAAACCCTGCATATTCTTATGCAAGATTGTATAAAAAGGGTGATGTTTTACCTAGACACAAAGACAGGTTTAGTTGCGAGATATCTACTACCCTAAATCTTGGTGGTGATCCATGGCCAATTTATTTAGAACCATCAGGTAAAAAAGGAAAGAAAGGGGTAAAGGTAGATTTAAAACAAGGAGATATGCTTGTTTATTTGGGTTGCGATTTGGAGCATTGGAGAGAAGAATTTAAAGGTAATGAGTGCGTACAAGTTTTTTTGCATTATAATAACAGTAAAACTAAGGGAGCTAAAAACAATTTATTTGATCAGCGCTATCATTTAGGTCTTCCTGAATTCTTTAAAGGTCTAGCTTAATAGTGTATAATGGGCGTATGCCATTAACAAAAGTACAATTTGCACCAGGTTTTAATAAACAATCATCCGCTTCAGGAGCTGAAAATCAATGGGTGGATGGAGATTTTGTTAGATTTAGGTATGGTATGCCTGAAAAAATTGGTGGGTGGAGAGAAATATTAAATAAACAACTAGTAGGCGCTTCAAGAGCTTTACATAGTTGGGCTGATTTAGAGGGTCGAAGATACCTTGCAATCGGTACTAATAAAATTTTATACATTTATGATGGGGATGACTATTATGATATTACACCATTTAATACTGCATTAGCAAGAACAGGATCTGATATTACCACGACTAACGGATCACGAACCGTCACCATAACAACAACCACTAATCATAATTTAATTCCAGGTGATTTACTTACTTTTGAAAATGCAGGGTCATTCACTGCAGGTCAAACAAATTATGTAGCATCTGATTTTGATGACGTTTTGTTTGAAGTACAATTAGCTCCTTCAGCCACTACATTTACAATATTAATGCCTAATGCTGAAACGGGATCAGGTGCAACAAATGATGGAACACTTGATACAAAACCTTATTACAAGGTAGGTCCATTACAACAACTACTTGGTTTTGGTTGGGGTACAGGTTTATGGGGAGAATCAACATGGGGTACTGCAAGATCATCTTCAGACGCTATATTAGATCCAGGTGTCTGGTCTTTAGATAATTATGGTGAACTTCTTGTCGCTACAATCAAAAACGGACAAACCTTTTCATGGGATCCTAACAATGGAGTAACAACAAGAGCAGCTATTATATCAGGAGCTCCCACAAGATCAGTCATGACAATGGTATCTGACAGAGATAGACATTTAATTGTATTGGGAACAGAAACGACAATTGGTAATACTGCTACTCAAGATAAAATGTTTATTAGATTTTCAGATCAAGAAACATTAACAGATTATGCAGCAACATCTGTTAACACTGCAGGTTCTTTTAGAATAGATAGTGGAACTAAAATTATCGGCGCAGCTAAAGGAAAAGATTATATTTTAATTTTAACAGATACCTCTGCTTACTTAATGCAGTTTGTAGGTCCACCCTTTACATTTAGTATAAGACAAGTAGGATCAAACTGTGGATGCATGGGTAAGAACGCAATAGTTTATGCTAATGGTGCAGTCTATTGGATGTCAGACTCTGGAGGGTTTTTTATATTTGATGGTACAGTAAAATCTCTAGGATCGCTTGTAGAAGATTTTGTTTTTTCAACAGATGATAACGCACCTGGTTTTAATTTTAGTGGATCAGAATTAGTGTTTGCTTCACATAATAGTTTATATTCTGAGATAAATTGGTTTTATGCTACATCAGGCTCTAACTTAGTTGATAGAGCAGTTACTTATAATTATGCAGAAAATAGTTGGACAACTAGCACACTCGATAGAACTTCATATGAAGATAAACACATTTTTTCAGACCCAATAGCTACAAAATTCTATTCGAATGTTGCACCAACAACTCCTACTATTCAAGGTGTAACTAATGGAGCAACAAGAGTGTTTAATCATGAAGTCGGTAAAAATGAAATTTTAGCAAATGGGACATCAAACGCTATACCTGCTTTTATTAAATCAGGAGATTTTGATCTAGATGCTCAAGGGGATGGAGAGTTCTTTATAAAAGTAAGAAGGTTTATACCAGATTTTAAATACATAAACGGCAATGCTAAAGTCACTTTAGAGTTAAGAGATTATCCTGCAAATCTTCAAGTAGGTTCACCACTAGGACCATTTACAATTACGTCATCAACGGATAAAGTAGATACAAGAGCAAGAGCAAGACTTGCTGCAGTTAAAATAGAAAATGATGGAACAGATGAAAGTTGGAGATTTGGTCAGTTTAGGTTTGACATACAACCTGATGGAAGAAGATAATGGCTAAAGTACAAGTATTTTTACCAGAACCACCACA